CATCGTGGGAGAAAATTGGCAATGGGTGGAGGCTTCTCGCACCAGGGCAAAGCCGTCTGCCATCGCAGCAGACTAAACAACATATCCAAGCGATAAGGGCCCCAAGGCTCGATTAAACTAAGCGCTTCCCAATAACTGAATTCCGAAGCAGTAAGCTCTCGTTGCATTGCCGCAACCGAGCAAAACCCAAGATGCGCCGCAAGATGATACTTGAGGCGCACCCTGGGACATGTCAGTTTTTTTCGATGTCCTCAGGCTTGGCCAATCCGCACCGCGAAGAGATCTGCGTTAGCAAATCTGCAAGGGTCGGGGTTGGATAAGCGTGAAAATCCTCAGGTTTGGCGCCACAGGGCGAGCCGTCCGGGTTGACGATAACATCGGCCACGATGCGCTTGATGGTCTGAATACCATCGGCATCCGACTTGATTCCCTCAAGAGTTGGCTGAAGCGCCTCAAACTCATCGAGCGTCCACGGTCGCACATAGACGGACCCCTCAACTCCATAAACCGATTTCAGCTCGATCGGCTTCGGATGCTCTTTCAACGAAAACGGCAACGACATTTTTACCACCCCTGGTAATGTGTGAAGAAAACAGATCCAGACAAATCAAACTAGGCCTGAGCGGGAACCTCTTCGAGGAAGCCCTGCACGGCCAGGCTAGCGAAGAAGCCCGCCTTGTAGCCTTTGGAGTGTTCTTCCTTTGCCGTGTCGATCTCCTGATCGATGGCAAAGGAATTGGATCCAGAAACGAATTCCTTGACAACCTTGTAAACCACAGAACCACCCCCGTAAAAAACAACGAAAGAACTAGGAAAGCGCGATGCTATCGGTCGCAATCGTGATCTCATAGGTATCAGGCTCGGCATTTCCCGCATCACTGACATCCGACTCGACGATCTTGCAAATTGCGCCAGTCACCGTCACGGTGCGATTGGTGCCAGCAGTTGCGGCGATATCGGTCGGCTTGGCAAGCGCCGTCGAACACCAGAGATTGGAATCCCAGAAGGCCTTGACCGCGTTAAACTCTGCTTTAAAGAAGAGAGCCGTGATCACGACCATCTCAAATTTCTTTTCACCGCAGATCCGCTTGATCTGGTCGAGTGCCATCGAGGTAAACTCGATCACCTCACGCTCGTAAGTGATCCCTTTGATCGATTTGGGGTGGGCAGGCACAACCGCCGTCCCCGTCGATGGGGTAATGGTGACCGTCGTTGCGCGAGACCTGGTCACCAGCACGGGAAAAGTAGGCATCGGAACTCCTTAAAGTATCAGGTCACCGCTGATCGTTGTCTCAAAGTGCAGGATCTCCACGCCCGAGCCATCATTGAGCGCTTCGGTTCTGGTGGTGAGCTGCCCCATCTCCTGAATGTTGACCGTTTTTCCCGCCAATGTGATTGCCAGGTCGATCGAGGCCATGATCTTTGACTCGATCGCGTTATAGGCGGCGATGGCCTCAGTTGGGCCAGCTCCGATAAACTCCAGCCCGATCACGACTTCCCGATGTCCGCATTGACCCCGCATCGAGCGGGGGGCAACAGAGGAGATGAGACGATAGACGCATGAGGCCTGAGTGGCATCATGGGTTGGATCGAGGTAATCCATGAAGATGCCACCAGGCAGAGCGGCCACAACACCCGCATCCGCCAACAACAGCGCCTCGATCGCGTTGCCAAATTCTATGCTCACTTCTGGGCTCCCATATTGGAGATGACCTTATCGAATTCGGATTGCATGATAGACATGGCCAGCCTAACCCCTTCTGGACCAAAACGAGCGGCAGCAGCTTCCATAAAATGGCGCCCACGAACATCGGTCTTAGTGGCCTGTTTGTAGGCCTTTATGTATCGAAGGTTGACCTGTTTGTTGTCGTCCTGACCACGATCCGCATAGAAGGCATCTAACTTGTGGCCAAGCAGGCGGCGCATAGAAAGGGTTCTGGCTCTTTCAATTTTTAATGCGGAGCCAATTGTTCTTAGTGCATGTACAGCTTGATATCCGCTAGCACGGCCCACAACTCCTGAAACCCTTGAAACTGCAATAAACCCATTATTGACCAAATGGACATAGTTTCCTGGAACAACATCAGCCATTACCCTACCACGGGAAGCGCTTGCTGAAAAATTGCGATCCGTTCCGACAACAGCATAAGAATAAAGCCCTCCCTTATTTGTCCTAAACATCGATTTAATTGACTTGGCCAGAGCGCCCGTTCGCCCATATTTAAGCCCATGTTTTTTGTTCTTGGTAAATTTTCCGCTGACCTTTTGAAGCTCTTCCTGAATTCCTTTTTTGGCCAGGTTTCCCGCAGCCATAATTGCCTTTTTGTAAATCGCAAAACCTTTTGTAATCCCGATTTCATTGATGACCCGCTCCATCACCTTGTCAATCTGGGGAGCATTGATGAGGATCTGGAATTTGATCCTATCCAGCTTGCTCATATCGAATTGTCCCGGATTTCGAGCGCGGCGATGACCAGTTCCCGCTTTTTGCCATCGGGGTTGACCATGCCCAAAAAGTTGAAGATGCGCCCGCCATGAACCGCACGATGCGTCGCCTTGAGCGATTCGCGATAATGAAGCCGGATCACATGCGAGCAGCGCTCCTGAAGCTGGAGGCCGATCACCGTCTCGGTCGCCGATATCTCATCCACCGAGGCCCAGGCATGACCATAGACCGCCCATCGTGGCACAGGCTTGCCGTTGACCTTGATGACTCCGGTCGTCTCCTGCAGGGTGATACGGTGATGGTATTCGCCCGTTTTCACCAGGTGTTCCCCTTCTGCCTGAGTTTGGAAAGGCCCAAAAGGCGGTGCACCGCATCGGGGATTTTTTCGATGTTGGAAGGATTCTCGAACCGGTGAACCACCAGCACACGAACCGCATCAATGAACCGGGCGGGAAGCTTGCCAGCAGGATAGCCAGCCGTCATCACCACCTCAATCGCGTCCTGGCGGCTGGGGAGAGTCTGTCCAAGCGGGAAGAAGTTTTGGGTGTTGCTTGGTGTCAAATAGGGTTCGGTGCCCACCAGACAGGCGATGTAGTCGGTGTTGACGGTCTTGGTCGAGTAAGTGCCAGTCGTCAGGTCCATGATCCTGAGCGTTGCAACCGCCGTCACGGGATACTTGCGCAGATAGATCTTCCCGTCTTTGGCGGGGAAGGGGCTCAACATCCGGAAGGTGGTCGGGGTGAATACCTGGCCGACATAGGCTTCGCAATAGGACCGGGCATAGGCCTCGTGGCTTTGCAGCTCGGCATTGCGGGCGATCGTGTCCGGATCGTTCGGATCATCATCGACCAGCTCGATGCGACAAGCGGTCTTGATCTCGGCGAGCGATAGCACCGCCGCCCCTGGCGTCGGGATGTCAAAGACAAACTCGGGATCGTTCGACCAACTGGTTCGCACAGCTTATCCCCTTAGCGGGTTTCCTTGCTCTTCTTGCCCCGGGCTTCGGGCACTTCGGGACCTGAGGCCGGTGTTTGGGCAATCGCCCGCACATCGCCCGTCGCCGCATAGCGGAGCAGGTCTTCTTTGGTCAGAGGGCAATGGACATCATCGGTGTCGAGGATATCTCCAGGACGAACCGGATTGGCGCAAGCGATCACGCTGATGACTTCGAATTTCACGACTGAAACTCCACAAAACATAAAGCCCTGAGAACAGAGCCCATAAAGGCTTTTCACAGAGCCCATAAAGGGCGATGGGCAGGGATGGCTGCAAGATGCACGCCACTCCTGCCCATCGGGGGTGGGATTACGCCTGGGTCAGCTTCTTCAGCGCGGCAGATTGGACGACGCGGCAATCGCCAGCGTAGTCAGCGGTAAGCGCGACTTGGCGCTTGACCCACTTGTACTCGGTCGAGCGGGAGATGATGAGGTCTCCCACTTCGCGGATGGACACGGCTTCTTCGAAGTCGCCGTAGAGCATCGAGACATTGCCCGTCGCGATGTTGGCCATTGAGTAGAGCAGGATGAAGGGCTTGCCCAAGAGGGTTCTTGGGGCGCCATCGACCAGGTTGCCGAAAAGCGGCTTGCCGGTCGTCTCGGCCAGCTTGAGCAGCGCGGCCAGGGTCGAGGTCTTGTTGAACGCAAACTTGGCGTTGGCGTCATAGGCATCGTCCAGGCTCATCATCAGATTGACGATATCGCCATAGGTAATCGCAGCGGCACCCGCAGCGGTCGCCCCGGCGCTTGCACCCGTCACGACACCCTGAGGTTGACCAGAACCGGTCCCCGTGGTGTAGAGGACAGATTGTTTGCGCCCGATGCGGCGGCCAAGCATCGCCCCAGCGATCGACTCCACATCGAAATAGGAGTCGCGAAGGAGCTTGTAGGAGAACAAAGCGATGTCCGAGTTGATTTCGGACGCGCCAAAGGTCCCCTGTCCGGCAGTGATGTCGGTCTGGTTCCGGTCGGTGTTTTCATCCGCGACGAGCGTTGCAAGATTTGCAGTGTCATCAAAAGTCGGATAGGTCATCGAGTTGCCATCGGCAGTCTGGAAGACATTGCAATGGTCACGCAGGGAGTTGAACTGCACCATCTTCTCAACAAACTTGTTGAGGAGGATGGTCGGAGCCAGGTAGGCACCTGTGTTGCCAACCTGCATCGCCACGCGCTCTTCGATATCCGCCCGCATCTGGCGCACATCGCGATCACGATTGCCGCTCTTGATCCAGTTGGGATCGCAACGAACGGTCAGCTCGTTGGAAAATCCGCTGATGCCAAGGCGCTTCATCGCTTCGCCCTGGCTGCGGGTGGTCAGGCCCGAAGGAGCGCCACACCAGCCCGCAAAGGCTTCGCTGTGCATGCGGTCGGCGGCCTTGTCGTCAAGATCGCTGGTGAAGCCAACACCCTGGCCGAAATGGACAGGAGCGGTGCGGCGTTGAATTGGCTCGTTGTTGAAACGGCCCTCAAGACTGTTGAGCCGATCACCCTGGCTGCGAAGCTCTTGGGCCCGGAAGTGCTCCTCGATCGCGGCAAGACGATCTTCAACCGAGCGAGTCTGCTTGCCATGATTGGGATTGTTATTGTACATGGCCTGGTCTTCAGCCGGATCTTTTTGAACCATCGCTTCGACCGTGGTCAGCCTGGCATCAATCTCACCCAAACGGGATTCGATCGAGGTCACCCGATTGTTTTCCTCAGTAGTCAGCTCGCGCTTCTCGCGGAACTTGGCCGAGAGGCTGCGTGCTTCGGCCTTGAGCGTGTCCCGTTCCGCCCGAAGGGCATTGGCCTCTTCAGCGGGGGACACCGTGCCACCATTTGCGCCACGAACTTCCAGCGGCTCGGACTGAGCAGCAGAAGGCGCACCGAATACCTTCGAAATAGCGTTCCGGATCATGGAACCTCCAAAAACACAGGGCGCACCTTTTGGCCCTAAAACCCTCTGAAAAAGAATCAGAGGGAGATTTGCAACAGCCTCATCCGCATATCCAGATCGAGGCCTTTCTGTCGGAATTTGTCGAACTCTGTACGAGCTGTGCGACAGTCCGCTTCGGTCTCCGTGTAGGCGGGATCTCCGAGCACAGAGACCTCGTAAAGCTGGACCGATGTGAGAGTTCTGGTCACGACTCCCAATGCGTCCTCGTACCAGGTTGAGCCGCCTTCATGGCACCTAAATCCGAAGGAACACTTCGAAATGTATCTGCCCTTCAGCAGCTCTTTGACATCGCTTGCGTAGCTGGTGTTGGGAAGCTTGGCTTCCCAGTAGAGACCCTTGGCGTCCTCACGCAAAAGCAGGGTGCCATTGGAAAGCGCACCCAAGACCAGCCTGGTCTCATGCGCCCAGAGCCCGAATTTCTCCGTGCCATCGGCCAGCGTCCTGGTGAAGGCACCCGGCTTGATCAGCTCGCGGAATCCGCCCAGATCCTGAGAGAGCGAATTGAAAACAGCGGCATAGCCGAAGATCGTGTTCCCATCGCTTTGGATATCGACAGGAGCGCGGAACTCGTAGTGTGAAGGCTGATCCTGAGCGAAGCCAATGGTGCGCCGCTCGGCGTTTCGGTGTTTCATCTGCGGCTCACCTTGAGAAGGGCGGCGGAACGGACCAGGGCATTCGGATCGGTTTGCCCGGGCTTGACTCCGGAAAAGATGCTTTCGATCTGGGAGCTGCCCAGTAGCGGGAAACTTGCCTCGACCAGAGCTTTGCCAGTGGCCAGTGGCAAAATGCCGGTCGCAACCTGGAGAACGATATTGATGAGCGAATCGATCTGGGCACCATTGAGACCAGTCGAGGCGACATTGCCCGTCGTCGTCCCATCCGCCACAGGAACCAAAGGAGCATCCGCAAGCGGATCGGATGGCTGATCGCCCATCGGATCAGCAGAATCGACAGCAGACGATTTGGGTGGAGCCGAGCCGGCAAATGTGTCCACCCCGATGCTGTCCATGTTGGCAGGCCGCATGGGCACATCACCACCTGGAACATGCGGGCGCTCGTCGTCATCGCACCACTGGTTGACCGTGAGCGTGCCCCAGTTGGCCTTGAGCGCCTTGACTCGGGCATCCGTGAGCGAGTCGGCTTTTGCCAGCGGACTGGTATTGACCCTGGCATAATATTGACCACGCTCTTCTGTCACGAGGAGCTTGGCGTCGACCTCTTCCCTGGCCGATGTGAACATGGGCCCAAGGCTGTATTTGAGCAGGCGGAGATCTTCCTGCTCGGCGGTTTGATAGCTGGAGCCGGGGACCATCAAAAACGATGGGGGGACACCAGTGATGCGCGAGATCTTGAGGACGATGTTGGAATCGGTCTGGGCCAATTGCGCCCGTTCGGGATCGGAATTGATGCCACTAAAAGTCCCACCCTCTTCGGCGATAAGGATCCCGTGGCGCTTGTTGCCCCCTTCCTGAAAATCGCCAAGCGATCTTTCCAGGTTTGTTTTGGCGTCATCATCGAGGGCGTGCTGGAACGAGAGCACACCCGTCATGGCATGACCACGCTCGAAATAGTCGATCTGGTAATCCCCGACGGATAGAGCCGTAGAGAGAACCTTTTGATGGACACGGACAGGATCCAGCCCCTGCCGCCCATCGATCGATGGGCCCATCATGTGGAAGACCTCATGCGGCCAGAGGCGCACAGGTCCACGGCCAGCAGGGCGATAGATGTAGCAGGGATCGCCCGTATCCTTGTCGATGTCGGGCTTGACCCAATCGGGAAACATCGGCGTCAGGTTAAGCCATTTGCCCGTTTCCGGATCTCTTTGGATGGATGCGTAGGCGTTGCCCCGCCATGCCAGCCAAAAGCCCATCAGCTTCCAGAAGTCACCACGGGTGTGATCAAGGCTGGGGTTGTGTTTGAGACGGGCATAGGTGGGATGACCAACGGCAGGCAGAACGCCTTTTTCCGTGCGCTGATAAAGCTCGATGATGCAATCGGCGAATGCTTCGGACTTGATTCGGCAAGACTGAAAAAAGGCGTCGATCGTGAGCGCATCTTCGGGAGTCACGGTGCGCTGTTGGGGAGCCCGGTCGCCGCGATAGGGAATGCCAAAATAACGACGCCAATTGACCGTATCATCACCCAGACTGACGCCAGCCCGTTTGGCGATCGATGCCGCGAAAGAGCCAATCCGGCCCATCAATGTATTCGGAGCTTGCGCCCGCTTCTTGTTCCCCATGCTGTGTATTGGCGCATGGGGGGCAGTGTGTTAGTCGTCCTCGTCGAGTCTCTTGCGCCCGATGATCATGCCGCGCTGCGAATAGATGCTTTTTCCGATCCCTCTTTGATCTTGCTCGGCAAGTGCACAGGCCATGACGGTTGAGATAATAGGGTCGATCTTGCCAACGCTCCTGGCTTTGTCGGGGGTATAGCCTCCCGTGCGGGTTTGCGTCATGCGGACATTCTGCATCGCCCATGCCAAAATCGGATTTCCATAGTGCTTAAGGCGCTTGCCATAGACCAAAGCCTGAAAGTCCTTGATGGCTGGGCTCATCGTGCGTTCACCCTGCCGGTATTTCCAGATCTTGAAGCCTGCTTTCTTGAGCGTTTGGGCTGGCATCGCCAAACCCCAAGGGTCAAAGGCGAGCTGCTTGATCTTGTATTTGGACCGGATGTCAATGAAGTCCTGCATCAGCAGATCATAATCGATCTCTTCGCCCTGGTGGACCGTGAGCCACCCATCCCGCTTCCATTCCCGGAACAGATCCCGGTTGGCGGTTTGGCGCTGTTCATAGGCGGCCTCAGGAATCCAGCAATAAAGGTCTGTGTGGATCTGCTTTTGGTGAGGAATCGCCACCGTAAGCGCAGTGAGGTCCAGATGGCTCGAAAGGTCGGCGGCACCGTAGGCCACCATCCCTTTGCCAGCGAGAGGCCGAATCACGCGCATTGGGCAAAGATATCCCCGGGGATCCAGCTTTGGGTGGCCGTGTCAAGCCACTGGTTCAGGTGCAGTTGGCGATAGCTCATCTGGTCGGCTTCGGTCTGGCGAGCCTTGGCGATCAGGCTCAGCCATGCCCGTCGCTTGATCGAAAGCCCATAGGAGGGATTGCACGAGGCGAAGGCCTCCTCGGAATCCCATGGGTGCCTGGTCTCATCGAAGGAATAGATCTTTGCATAAAAGGTCGGATCGCTTCCCGGATTGGCAATCGCAGCCAGGGCGCGCTGATGCAGGTCCCAGCAGATGCCGGTCTTCTTGCTGCCAGCCGTGGAGATCGCAAAGACCAGCCCCTGGTCTCTGGCCATGATGCCGGGAGTGATCGTGTCCCAGAGGTCACGGTTTGGCTGGGTGTGGACCTCGTCAAAGACGATCATCGAGTAGCTCGGCCCGTGCTTGGTGTAGGCTTCGGCACTGATCGCCTCGTACAGCCCACCGTGTGGCCCCTCGATGCAGTTCCGGTAAACCCGGCACATGTCCTTCAGATAAGGCGATTGCTCCACCATGGCACAGGCGGCACCGAAAACGACCTTGGCCTGATCCTTGCTGCCCGCAGCGCTGACGACATGGGCCCCGATTTCGCCATCAGCGGTCAGGCCCTTGAGGGCAATGCCCGCACCGATCAGCGATTTCCCGTTTTTTTTGGGCATCGACACATAAGCGGTTTGGATTTTCCGCAGCCCATCAGAGTCGAGCTGGCCGAATATCGGATAAATGATATCTTTGGATTGCCAATCATACGGAACAAAGGGCTCCCCCGCATGGGAACCCTCGTAATGACGCAGCACCTCACCGAACCAAAGCTCGGTATCTGATGCCGCATCCCAGCCAGCGGCTCCGTACAGGGACCGCCCCTTAGCTCGCGACAGTGCTGCCAGAGCGCACCTTGAACATTTTCAGAACCCGCGCCTTGGCTGCGGTCTTCTTTGGATCCTTCAAAGCAGGCGCAGGCTCGGCAGGTGTACGCAAGCGCTCACCAGCAGACACTCGTAGCGCTGCCAAAGCTTTCGGTGTCAGGCACAAGGCGCCAAGCGTCGCCCGATACGAGGCCTCAAGCAGATTGAGCTGTTTGATCAGGGGGCTGATGTAGGGAGCTCCCTTGGCGGGGGACACGACAGGGGATTTGAGGCCTGCCACCAGACTACGAAACCGCTCGATCTGGGTCTTCAGTCGAGCGCCCTGTTCCAGGCTTTCCGTGTGTGAGATCGAGCAGACTGCCGATGACAACAATGCCGCTCGCAAGACACCATAATGCGCCACCTCTTCGGCATGAGTCAGCCCTGGTGGAACCTCTGGCGGCAAATCCACCAGCTTACCCAGCCCGCCCTTGGGACCAGGAGCTATCCTCTCTTTCCCATCTTTTGTCTTTGCCAATTTACCACCCCCTAACAGGTTTTTTGGCATAAATTTGCGTGAGGCCAGACCCATGCGGTCAGCCGTACCCCACCAAAATCCGGGACACCCCCCTACCCCGGGGGTGGTCGGCAAAATTTTCTTAATTTCGAGAATGACCCTTCATCGTCCGTCCTCGGCGATGGTCCTCGATCGTCTTCTTGGTGTTACATGGCTCGCATAATCCCTGGCGATTTTTTAACGACCAGGGATCCCCGCCTTGCGATGTTGGCACAATATGGTCGGAGATGACAGCAGCCCGGATCTTGCACATGGCGCAGACAGGATTGCGGGCCAAGTGCACCTCCCTGATTTTTTGATGCCTGTGCCCATACCCACGCTCTGTGGTGTTCCCCGCAGCGTGAGGCGCTCGCTTGGGCTGGGAT